TCCCCATCTTTTGAATAAGTCAGTCCCAGAGTTTCATAAAGAAATTTATGGCGATCTACTTAACCCTAATTACTATGCCTGTGCCGCCCCCAGGGGACACGCCAAGTCTACGATAGGGTTAATTATCAAACCTATTCACTATGCTCTTTTTAATGCTTCTGGGGATATTACACTTCTTTCAGCTTCGGAGTCTTTTATAGTTAATGAGATTACCCGGAAGATTAAGCACGAGTTTGAACACAACGAATTACTAATAAAGTTATTTAAAGACCAAAAAACAATTAAATGGGCGGAAACCTATTTTGTTCTTAAAAATGGGGTAGCTTTTGAAGCAGGTGGAATTGGTGGACAGTTAAGAGGTGGTAGAAGGGGGCTTATTGCTCTTGATGACCTTGAGACAAACGAAACCGTAGAAAGCGAAGAACAACGGTCTAAGTTACGGGATAGGGTAAACAAAGAACTTATCCCCAAGTTAATACCAGGTGGACAGTTAATTTATTTCGGAACGATCATTAGTCCACTTTGTTATCTCAATTCCATTATCTCTACTCCTGACAATGGTTGGACTAAGCGGTTTTATGCCGCTTATTGGGACTTAAAAAACAAATGTATGCTTCCGCAGGAAAAAGGTAACGAACTTTGGGCGGAGATGTTGCCTCACGAAGAATTGCAACGGCGTAAACAAGTCCAGGGGACTAATTCTTTTTCGTCCGAATACTTAAATACTCCAGTCTCGGATGAAACGCAACCGATCAAAGAAGGACAGATTCGTTATTGGAAAGAGTTTCCCCAGACCTACTCTAGCGTTTTAACGGTAGACCCGGCGTATTCGGATGATGAGAAAGCGGATTTTAAGACCTGCTCTCACATCGCAATCGACCAACAGATGAACCGCTATCTGGCGAGTTACATTAGAACCCACGCCCCAATCGGTGAATTTCAGGATGCCATTATTAATTTATGGCTTCAAAACAAAAACACCGTTACGGCTGTGGGTATTCCTAACAGCGGAGTAGAGAAGTCTTTTTTTGATTCATTCTTAAAGAAGTGCGACGAAAGGAAGTTATACCCTCCGGTTGTAGAGCTTAAAAATGCTTTCACGCAGACGGGAACTTCAATAAGTCAGCGGGGCAAAAAAGCCCGATGCACCGCCGCTCTACAGCCTTTGTTTGAACAGGGGAAGTATTTTATCCACCCTGACCACATAGAGGCAAGGGAGGAGCTTTTAACTATCGGTTCCTCCCGCTGGGATGATTTAGTGGACACAATGGCTTATGCGGAGCAGATTTTAGTCCCGAACTATTTTCCAATAGAGAAAGTTGACGAACACACCCAAGAGATTAGACAGCACGAGGAAGAAGAAAGAATAAATTTTGCTTATGGATTATAAAGCGGGAAAGATTCCTGAATGGGTGCAGTTTTTAAGAGATGCTCACGAATATAAAAAACACCCCCATTCAGATAACCCCGATAAATGTATCAGGTGCTATGAATACAAATGGATTCCTTATTCATTAAAACTTTGTGATTTATGTCAGGAGCAACTAAAAGAATCTTATCCCGAAGTATACGAACAATCGAGGCTGGAAAATATCCGGCGTTACGACTCAATAATAAAAAGGGCAAAAACAGATGGCTTACAAAAAAGTAAAACCTAAAGAAAAAAGAGAGAAGAAGGTAATTAAGCTGGTTGATGATTGTTTCCAATACCTGGACAGGAAACTTGATGAAGCCATCGATAATGTTACTCAATGGGAAGAAAGGCAAGCCAAGTGGTATCGCTTGCGTATGCGGATAAAGAAAGCCAAGACCTCCCCGTTTGTCGGCTGTTCCAATATCCGTATGCCTACGGCGGAAATCAAGATTAGGAAACTTAAAGCCGCCCTAGTTAATACGGTTGTCGGGATTCGCCCGGTAGTTCAGGTGATTCCTTCTCCTTCGGGTAGCGTAGACACCGCTAAGAAGATTGAGAAGTTTTTAGACCATTTGATTATGGATGTCATCGGTCTAACCAAGAAAGCCATTGTTGCGATTGACCAGGAATTAGAAAAAGGATTTTATCTCTTAAAACCTTATTGGAAGTTAGAGATTACCCGCCGGATAGAAAAGTTTTCCAAGAAAGACTTATCCGAAAAAGAACTGCTTGCTTTAACCAATTCAGTAATTACCGAAGAACAAATCAAAAACTTCCTGATTGAAAAGTTAGAAGTAGATACGAGTGATTGGGTGGCTAAAGACAACGATTCTGAACTTAGCCGTGTAGCTAAAGAAGTCTTGAGCGGTAAAGATGAGATCCAATTAACCTTAAAAGATGTTTTGTATAACGCTCCGGATATTATGGGGATTTCTCCCGAAAGAGCCTATGTCCCTTCTGATAGTCCGTTGAATCCGCAGGAGTGTGAGTTTATCTGCCACGAATTTTTCCTGCCCTACTATCAGGTCAGGGTTAACGCCGAACAGAAAGACTGGAGTAAAGAAGCAGTCGAGGAAATTGAATACTGGAAAGGTAAAGACAAGGATAAGATTAAATCCGTAGCTACCCGTGATGAGACATCTTCTGAATGGGAGAAGTCTATCAAAGAAGGCATTGACAGGATTAATTCCACTTCCGAACAGGTCAGGATTTGGGAATGGTATGGGTGGTATGACATTAATGGAGACGGAGTTCCTGAAAAATGCGTTATTACCGCCGCACCCGATTTTAATGTAATTCTGCGTAAAATTACCCTGCCTTTTTCTAACGGCAAGTTTCCGTTTGTAAAACTCTGTTATGAGATTACCGACGACAGATGGTTTGCACACAGGGGGATTCCAGAATTACTAGAGGACATCATTAAAGAAATAGATGTCCAGCATATGCAGAAGATTGATTCCCAGACTATCCGCAATGCTCCGATGTTTGCTTATCGGGCGGGGATGATTAATCCGAATTTAGTCAAGTTTATTCCAGGTCAAGGGATTCCGATTCAAGGTATGCAACCATTGAACGACAGCTTGATGGTTTTGAATAATAACAATCCCAACACCGAGTTCTCTTACGAAAAAGAGCAGATGATTTTAGAGACTAAGGTTGAGGAATTGATCGGACAGGTTGACTTTACCTTGCAGTCAATGATTAACAAACGCCAGCCTCGGACACTCGGCGAAGTCCAGATGCAACAGCAGAATATGCAAATGGTGTTTTCTCTGGACGCAACGATGAATACCGAAGCGTTCTCTGAATTATTCACGATGATTTGGGATTTGTGGTGTCAGTATGGCGATGACCAATATGAGTTTTCTTATTTCGGAAAAGACGGCTGGGAGCCGATTAGATTAACCCGTGAAGAAGTGCAGGGGAAATACAAGGTTGTAGTCAGGGGCAATGACCAGAACACTAACCCTCAAGTTAGATTACAAAAAGCCCAAATGGTAATGATGGCTATGCAGAATCCGATGGCGGCACAAATGGGGGTCATTAAACCTTGGCATTTAGCTGAAGGTTACGATTTGTTATTTAAAGAATTGGATTTACCTGAACATCAAAGGCTTCACGAGGATTCAGGGGAGCTTTATAAACAATTCCAACAGCAACAACAGAATCCTCCGCCACTACCGGTTAAAGTCGATATGGACGATTTAGCTGATGGGGAAAAAGCCCAGGTTGTGCAAAGAATGGGTCTTGAGCCTGATATGACCGAAAGGGCAATACAGACCAAACTTGATATTCACGCCAAAGAAGATGACTCAAGAGTTAAACGGGCAAAGGCGATGAAAGATACGATGTCTATGGTCGGTGAGATTAAGGCTCAAGAAGAAGCTAAAGTGCAAGAACATCAAGAAAGAACCAAAAAAGAGGAGGGTTAATGGCTGAAAAAAACATTGATGAACAGATTAAGGAATTAAATGCCAGGATTTTCCGCAGTAAGCAGATTATCGAAGGTCTTGAACATAATGAATCCTTTAAATTATTCATCGATGATTATAAAGCCCAAGCCCAAAGATTAGACGATAGCTGGCAATGGATTACCGACGAGAAAGTCTTGAAGGATGCACAGATTACTAAAATGGCGACACTCTCGGTTATTAATTCCATTCCTAATCTTAAACACGATATTGAAGTTGCGGGTCAACAATTAGATAAGTTAGAACACCCCGAAGAAATTATCGGGGGAGATTTTGATAATCATTAAATTTATAGGTATCCCTATACACGCAACTGGTGCGTTAACCAGATAGGAGAACCAAATGGCAGATGAAAAAGAGGTCGTAAATACCGAGGAAGCGACCAACTCGGAAGAAACAAAGGAAGTCGTTAAAGAATCTGCGGAGACGACATCGCAGGAAACTACGGAAACCACAGAACCCGTAACCCAAGAGCAGGGTCAAGCTCCTGAAGCTGTGGACGGAACTGGTGTCCCCTGGAAGAATCGGGCAATGGAGTGGCAACGCAAAGCCCAGGAAAATACTTCCGAGGATAACATCAGAAAGGTAGCACAGGAACTATTAAATCAACAAAAACAGCAACCTCAAGAAAGGGAATATTCGATAGCAGAGCTTGAACAGTTCGCTATTGACAGACCCGACCAGAGACCCTGGGTAGAGGAGCAAAAAGCAAGGTTGATTGGCAAGAACATTGCCAGGATAACGGAAGAAAAGGTTAAAGAGGTCGAGAAAAAACAAAAGGCTGAAGCAACTTATCAGCAATCTATGCAATGGGTAAACAATCACCCCAGAGTGCAGGAGTGTTTTATTAAAGACCCTTTTGGTAGAAAAGTTTGGAACAACCAACATCCGCTGACTAATTTGATAGCGATGTATTCAAACGATCCTGACTTGAAAAACCGACCCGATGCTCCAGTTATCGCAACCAAGCTCGCATTAGCCGATTATATGGATAGTCAATCTAACACCACACAAAAAAAGGTGAAGTCGCTTGAACAGAACCTTAAAAAAGTTCAGAAAGGCACCCTTATCGAGGGTAATGCTTCACAACAAGATGTGATTAAGGGTAAGACTAGGTATTCCAAGGCTATGGAAAATCTCCACTCGACAGGGACAAAGGAAGCATTGAGGGAAGTGCTGAAAGCCAAATTAGGCATAGAGTAAAGGAAATAAAATGGCAGCGACGGGATATTCTTACGATGACAAGGCGATTAGGGAGGATTTGTTAAACGAAATCCAGAACTTATCGCCTCGTGAAACACAGCTTATGTCAGGTTTAGGCACTACGCAAGCAAAAGGCGTTATGCACGAATACCTGATTAAGTCTTTAGGTGATGTAAAGGTTAACGCTTATGTCGAAGGACAGGATGCTTCTTACGATGTCCAGAACTCCAGCAGACTTTACAACTACACCCAGATTTTCTTGGAAGGTTGGAGAGTTACTGATACCGACTTAGCCGTTAACAGAGCCGGCGGAGACCGCAAGGCAGAAGAAATTGGCGATGCTTTAGCGGAATTGAAAAATGATATTGAATATGCACTTATGCGTGGAACCTTAGTAACTGGTTCTGGTTCTGCCGTAAGAAGTTTGCGTGGGTTGAAGGCTTCGCTTTCATTACTCACCAATGCTTCCGGTGCGTCAATGTCAGAGTCTACTTTCAATGATTATCTCCAGATGGTTTGGGATAACGCCTCCACCGAGGTAAATGCTTGCTATATGCCGATGTATGTTAAGAGGAAAATAGCGGGTTATACCGGTGCGGCAACTGATAAAAACATTTCTGTCGATGATAAGAGATTGGTGAATAGCGTTGATGTTTATGCTTCTGACGCTGCTTCATTAGTCAAATTATTTAAGCACAGATATGTAACAGTTTCCGGCGACACCAACTACGACCTTGTAGGGTTAGATGAGAATTACGCTAAAGTGGCGTATCTTATCAAGCCTCATAACGAGGAAGTTTCTCGTAGCGGGTTAGCAGAAAAAGGTTATGTAACCAGCGAACTTACGATGGAAGTAACACATCCAAACGCAGGTTTCTTGGTGAGTAACATCAAGTAAGGTTTCAAGGCTTTACGGGGTGAGCCTATCACCCCGAACTAAATTTATGCTTATACAAACAAGAAATAAAATGGACGCAATCAGAGCGTATATCAACACTTGGTTGAAAGACCCTCGTTGGTATTGCAATAGTTGCGGGCATAATTTCGGTTATCGAGAGACTCCGAAACCGCCATTTACTTGTTGTGAAGAACCGCAGGTCGGAAGGAACATAGACCATACACGGGGAATAATTAAACAGAACGCAGAAATAAGAAAAACCCGTAAGAATGATTATGGTTCCAATGCAAAAAAGAATCTAAGATTTGGCATTTCTTTACCCCCGACGCTGTTGAGGGATTTAGAGAAATATTTTGCCACTCATTATCAAGAGAAGCTCTTTGAAAATAAGGATGAATTGCACAAATTTATGAGAGAGTTCCCTGCGTTTCGGACTTGCTCAAGAGTATAGGGGGATTGATGAAATTAAGCCTTGCCGTAATCGCTAAAGACGAAATAAACCAGATAGACAGGATTATCCGTGATTACCGACAATACTTTGATGAATTAGTTTTTGCTGTTGATGACCAAGCCGTATTTGACGCTTGCATATCCGCTTACCATCAATTCCCTGAAATAAAGTTTTATAAATACGAATGGGTCAATGATTTCTCTCATAAACGCAATTTTTTAGCGGGAAAAATAACCGGCGACTACTATGTCCGCATTGATACTGATGATGCTTTCTTAAATCCGGACAGGATTAGACCATTAGCGGAATTTGCCAATAACAATAAATACACGGTAGTAATGTGTTTTTACATTTATTCCAAAGACGATGACGGAAATCCTAACGCCACGCAATATCGGGAAACTATCATTAAGAATACGGGAAGTATCTATTGGAATAAAAAGATACACGAGTGTATTCTCCCCCGCTCAATCGCTAATTACAAGGTTCACATTGATGAGACTTTAAGAATAGACCATTTGATAGATTTTGAACACGCCCGCAAGTCAATTATCAGAAATCTTGAATATTTAATCGCTGAATACAACCAGAATAAAGAAAATACTGACCCTAGAACGATTGCTTATCTTGGCAGGACTTTTTTCACACTCAAAGATTTTGATAAGGCGATATTCTTTTTACAAAAACATATTCAGGGTTCAGGGTGGGATGAGGATAGATACACCTCTTGGTGTTATCTTTCGGAGATATTTAACCACAAAAAAGACTTTGAGAAAGCTATTGCTTGTGCGAACGAGGCTTTAGCCGAAAGACCAAGTTATCCCGACGCTTATTTTAAATTACACGATATTTATTTTCAAATGGGTGCCTGGGATAAGTCTATTGCTTGGGGGGAAACGGGATTTACTAAAGAAATGCCTAAGTCAATGATGGTTTTAGACCCGTCTGCTTGGACTTGGCGACCAGCGTTGTCAATGGCTTTTTGTTATTTGCAGACAGGTGATGTGGATAAAGCGTATAAGTTTTTTAGTTATGCCAAGAAGTTGGCTCCGACAATCGCCTGGGTTAAGGAAAATGAGCCGGTATTTAAAAAAGCGATTCAGGAAAAAGTTTTTGCCGAGCAGTTTCACAATGTCTATAAATTTTTAAAGGCAAGGAATCCTGAAAATTTAAAACTCCTGACCGAAGCGATACCTGATGACATAGATGTCCCGATTCTAACCGGATTAAAAAGGCTCCATTCCGACCCCAGGGATTGGAAGGATAACGAGATTTGCATTATTTGCCCGATGTCGGCGGAACCCTGGAGTCCTGAATCAATTAAGACAGGGATTGGCGGGAGCGAAGAAGCGGTAATTAGGCTGTCGGAGCAGTTTAATAAGTTGGGTTATAAAGTTACCGTCTATAACGATTGCTCTAAAGAGGGTAATTATGACGGGGTTAAGTATGTTGATTGGAAGAAGTTAAACATTAAAGACAGGTTCTCTACCGTTATTTCTTGGCGGTCAAACATATTCAATTACGGGATTGTAGCCAAAAACAGGATTATTTGGTTGCACGACGGAATCCCCGCAGATTTCTTCAATGAAGATGAATTAAAGCGGGTGGATAAGATTGTCGTTCTTTCTCAATATCATAAGACTCTATTACCCAAGATTGTGCCAGAAGAAAAAATTTATGTTTCCGCTAATGGAATAGTGCCGGAAGATTTTGCGGGGATAAAAGAAGTAAGGAATCCGCACAGGCTTATTTGGGCTTCTTCTTATGACAGGGGGTTAGAGGTAATCCTTTCTAATTGGCAGAAGATTAGGGCTGAAATTCCTGATGCAGAAATTCATTGTTTTTACGGGTGGAATACTTACGACAGCTTGGTAGCTGAAGGTCAGAGGAAGTCAGATTTTAAGCCCCGTATGCTTGAACTAATGAAACAGGACGGGGTATTCGAACACGGCAGGATAGGGCATAAGGAACTGCTTAAAGAATACGCTAAGTCGGGAATGTGGGCTTATCCCTGTAACTATAAGGGCGAGATTCAATGTATCGCCTTAACTAAAGCAGTAGCGAGCGGGTGTGTATGCGTTACTAACGACTTTGCGGTATTACCTGAAAGAAACCCGCACTACATAGCTGACAATGAACATTTTATTGACAAGATTATAGATGTCTTAAAGCACGATAGTTTTGTTCAGGGAGATGTTAGCCAATACATTCAAGATAACTCTTGGGAAAAGATTGCTAAAGAATGGGAAAAAGATTTATTCAAATCAGAATATCCGGTTGAAGTTATTGACCGGATAGCCTGGATAAGGACAGTAACCGATGTCAGTAAGAAGATTGTTGATATTGGCTGTAATGAGGGGCATTTATTCGCTGGATATGACAGAAAGAATATTACCAGCGTAGATATTGATTTATACGATATTCCTAATTTTGTCAGGGCGGATGCTCAAAGTTTACCTTTCGGCGACAAAACTTTTGACATAGCCGTATTAGGAGAAGTAGTCGAGCATTGCCCTGATCCTTTAAAAGCTGTTACAGAAGCCCGCAGGGTAGCAAAACAAGTCATAGTTACAGTTCCCTATGAACAGAAGTGGACTTCTATTCTTGACCCGATGATGCCAATAGAGAAGAAACTGGAAAAGGAAAGAACTACCGCTGTGGAAATAGCCAAAAGCGGTAATCCTAAAGCCAAAGACTTTTATACCGAGGATAACTTTCAGCATCTTTACCATAGTCATTTTTTTACTCCTAAGACTTTAGAAAAATTACTTAAAGATGCGGGATTTGAAAAATACAGAATTTGCGAAATTCGCAGAGATGATTTTGTTTGGCTAGGAGCGATATGCGAATAGGGGCTTTAGTCAGAAGTTACGGACTTACTGATTATTTACCAGCGGTATTAAAAAGTTATTCTTGGGTTGAGAAAATAATCGTAATGAATTACAGGTTCAGAGGGGTTAAACCCAGGGAAGATAAGACTCCTCTGATTGTTCGGGATTTTAAGAATGTAGTTATAAATTCCGGGGAAAACTTAAATCAGCACGAAGCATTTAACGCAGGATTAGGAGAATTTGGCGGTTTTGATTATGTCTTTATCGCCGACGCAGATGAATTGATTGCCCGACAAGACCAAGACAGATTGATTGAGGGTATGTCCGGACACGAAGCCGGAACCTGCAAGATTATAGATTATATTGGTAATTTTAACGAAAGGTTGCCTGAAAGGACGCATAAGGCAATCGTTATTGTTAAGCCAAGTGTCAGGTTTTATGAAGTCAGGTGCTTTGCAGGAAGTATAAAGAGTTTTGAAGATATTTATATGCATCATTTCGGATATGTGTATCAGCCGGAAGGAATCGCCTGGAAGGTAGAGTGGGAAAAGAAGTGGGAGCAGGGGAATATTAAGCATTTATTAGGGCAGGTTCACCAACCTTGCACAATACCTGAAAATATAAGCCAATGGCTAGAGCAATAGTTATCTATTATTCCAAGACAGGCAATACGCAGAGAATGGCGGAAAAGATTGCCGAGGGCATAAGGAGCGAAGGTGTTGAGACTATCTGCAAAACTATTCTTAATACTAACCCTCAAGAATTGCTTAATTACGATGGAATCGTTATTGGCTCGCCTACGCAATATGGTTCTATGGCGTGGGAAGTAAAGAGGTTTTTAGACGATACGGCAGGGCTTCACTATAAATTGGAAGGCAAGGTTGGCGGAGCGTTCAGTTCAAGTTGTCATATCGGCGGGGGTAACGAAACGACAATATTGGATATTCTCCACGCTATGTTAATTCACGGAATGGTTATTCAAGGCGAGCCGATGTATGACCATTACGGGGCAACGGGTCTTAACGGGCTTGGCGGGGACACTTTAATGAAGTGTGAGAAATACGGCAATCGCATAGGGAGATTGATTAAGCGGTGATAGAGATACCTAAATCCTATAATTATATCTCTGCATTTTTAACTTTCGGCTGCAATTTTAATTGCTCTTACTGCATAAACAAATACGGCGGTTTATTTAAGTATAAATCGATGGATTTAAGCGATTGGATAAGGGGGCTTAACCGGATAAAGACCAGAAGTGATTTGCCAATTACTATTTCCGGCGGCGAACCGACTTTGCACCCTGATTTTTATACGATTATAAAGTGGATAGACGGGAATATCCCCTTAGATTTACTGACTAACGGTGAGTTTGATGTTGATGAATTTATGGAGCATATAAATCCGCATAGATTTCAGAGGAAAGCTCCGTATGCCTCAATCAGATTTTCTTATCACCCAGGATATACAAATATTATAAGGTTACTTCGAAAGGTTAATGTTTTAAAAAACAGGGGGTATTCCGTAGGTATTTGGGCGGTGAATAAAAATAAGATACATAGCAAGTTAGTTCAATTATTGGCTAAATCTTTCGGTATAGATTTCAGGCTTAAAGAATATCTTGATGAGACGCACGGAAACTATAAATACCCGCACGGATTAAACGGGTTCCCGAAGAAGTGTCTTTGTAAACCAAGTGAACTCTTAATTGCCCCTGATGGAAGATTATTCAGGTGTCATCACGATCTTTATGGTGGGATTAATTCTATCGGGCATATTCTGAATAACAAAGTTAAATTACCCGAAGATTTTATTCCTTGTAGTAGTTATGGGAATTGCAACCCCTGTGATTTAAAGCTGAAGTTTAACCGGTTCCAGCAAGACGGGCATTGTGCCGTAGAAATCAAGAATGGATAAATATTTAATGGATTCCTCGAAACTTCTTTGGCATATGGACAGGGTTATTGACCATTATGACAAGGGCAAGAGGGTTTATCCGATACACATTGACTTTGGGGCAACCTCGACCTGCAACGCTAATTGTGTTTATTGTTTCGCCCGTCACCAGAAAAAGTTAGGCGAGATTTTTCCTAGAGACGCTTTCATCAGATTTATGACTGACGCTCCAAGATTAGGCGTTAAGTCGGTAGCGATTATCGGAGACGGAGAACCTTTACTTAATCCTGCTCTCTGTGAGGGCGTGATGGTAGGCAAAAAGAACGGGTTAGATATTAGTATCGGGACTAACGGTATAGCCCTGACCCCCGAAAAGGCGAGTATTTTGTTGTCCCACTGTGTTTGGTTCAGGTTTAATCTTTCGGCGGCGAGTAAAGAAGCATACCAGAAAATCCACGGCGTTGATAAGTGGGAAGTAGTTAAGAAAAATATCGAGGACGCCGTAAGGGTCAAAAGACTTAATGACTATGACTGCACTATCGGGTTACAGATGGTCTTAGTCCCTGACTGTTTAGACCAAGTAATCCCCGAAGCTAAGTTTGCCATAGACAC